GAGAATCAGGGGCTCGCTTTCGAGCTACTCCCAAATGGCGAAATTGTTGTAACAGCGATAGCTGCGAAAAGTGGTCGATTTGTAACGTCTACCGACAATACTTATCAACATATCTTCATATTCATGTACCACTATCTTCGTGTCTGTCGGGAAATAGGTGTTACTCCCTCCTATGGCCACATGACTAAGATATTCGAAAACTGGATCTACAGTGACGATATCCAAGGAGCAACAGATTTTCCTGAATTTGTTGACTTCGACAGGTTGCAAACGACCTATAAGCTCTTTGGTATGGGCGTTAAGGATTATTTTTGTAGTAAAGATCCTTACTCCATACACTTCCTTGGTGCTGCCAATGGAAAATGGAAAAAGTGGTTTGTGCCTGTCTACAATGAAGAGAGAATGTTTTTCGCCCTCGCTTATATAGGAGGGCGTCTCTCTGATCGCGAACGCACACAACGAGTTTCTGGCTTGGCTCATAACTTAGCCTTCTCGGAGAAGTATGCAACCTTGATTGCTGATCTTAGCCGACATCTTGATAACAACGGTCGTTGGATAGGAGCTCCAGTGCTTGACGTGGGTCAACTAAAGGTAGCTTTCCTTCCAACTGGGGTCGCGACACAATCTAGGGGACCGATAGACAATAAGTCTTCGGTGAGATCAAGTGATCGAGAAACATACTGTCACAAGTTTACAGCTATTCCTCATAGCTTAATGGAATCAAGAACTTCCTTCTCAAACAAGCTCGTTGATCGAGCGCGAACAATTCGCACAAATGTACGTAGAAACTTCATTGATAAGTTTGAACCAGTTTGGAGCGCAGATGATGCGCTCCCAGCCCGATGTGTCGGGGGGTTTGAAAAGGTTTTACAAACTTATAACACTGTTGAAATTAGTAACGCTGGTTCTTTTCTTATGGCGTTGTCAACAGAATGGGATGAGCCCATTCCTACTTACAAAGTTACTTCTTTTACAGCTCATTTTGGTGTGCGTGTTTCTATTAAGCACTCCATTGGTGCTCAACCTTACAAAGTTGAGGTGAAAGCAAGTACCGAGAAGGTCGGTAAAAGGGCTGCTCAGTTAGGGCTCTTTCTGATGTATCTTGATGGTTATTTGGCTGCTTTGAAACAAGATAAGCCAATTTCATCAGTTGGAGGAACTTCTTTTTCCTTCAACGGTGCTCCCAATTTTTCGGAGCCTGTTCAAAACCAACCTGTTATCTCTGATCATAAATTTCATAAAATAGAGACTTTGGAGCAAAATGTGAAAAAGCTGACTAAAGTGTGCCGCTTATTGTTAGATTTAGTCTACGATGATAGTGACACCTCACTCGAGACAGCTCATTTGCAACGTAAAATTACAAAGTTACTTGTTGGTGTAGAACTAAACCCTGGACCCCCAAAGGTGTTCTTTGAGGGGTTGTCGGCGGAGGAGTTGATTGCTAAGATCGAATCTTCTGCTGATGACTTGTCAAAGGAGAAGGGGATCCCTAAAGGGGATATATCCCTCGCAGGAGCAGGAATTTGTTTGTATGATGAGGAGGGAAGAGTTTTAAACACCTTCTGTCTAACAGAATTTCGGCTTCTTCCAGACATTGTCAAAGTGCCTGATGCTTGGGAAAGCCTTATTCCGTTGTATCGGAAAACAAGGGACCTCAAAAGAGGTCCAAGTCCGGAGTTTACAACATGGGCGCAGGGTGAGGATGAACTTGGAGAAATCCATGTTCGCTTCACTTATGGAAAGCACAGCCCTTGTGCTTTAACAGGGATGGCTCCTGCCATTCTTGATAGTCTGCGTCGATATGGTGATAGGGGATATGATGCGGTTATTCGCATCAATGCCTTAACACATATCATTAACGAGAACCCTATTGTTCTCGGTTTGCTCCGCCCTAACTTAGCCGTTATACAGGGACTGATAAATTCAGCTTCGGATGGAACGCAAGATCCTTATCTTATTGGCCAAATCCTTTGTTGTGCATTCGCTTCTGCGCGGGTGTACGATAAAGGCCAGGCATATAGCGTACAACCTGTTTACGACTTAGTCGACATCCTTTCTGAGGATGCCACTGCTCTTTCTATGCGTCTTATAGCCCTCAAAAAGCTCGTGGGGATTGAACCTAATCCTGGCCCTCGTAAAGGAGAAGTTGTAGTTGTTGAAAAAATGACTACACCTAAAAGTCCGCCTCACAAGAAGCAGAAAAAGAAGCATAATGGAAACAAACAAAAACAAATGGTGGCAAAAATGCCATCCCAAGTTGGAGCGACTCGCTTCGTACCGAAACAGCCTAAAGGCGTCAAACGCTTTAATGAGTATCTGGCTACTCTGGTAGATCCTGAGTCCTACCCTGGTGTTCGTTTCCCTGACACGTATGAGCGCAAAACAGCTACCGTTCAAACAATCTTGGAGAATGAGGTTTACTATTTTCCGACTGGTTGTGTTCGTGAAGACGCTGGTAGTTATTATGTGGCTTATCGTCCCTCATTAGTTCACCCATTGTGGAACTATATGCCTGTAGCACAAACAAGCCCTCCTAACATTTGTCTCAATAAACAAACTGAGAGATTCGGAATATTCCCTTTGAATGCCGGAACCTTAAGTCCTACTGTTCAAGATGAGCAATTGTTGCTTCAAACGGGGGTTTGGTACAATGTGAAAGGCCCAATGGTTTGGAAAGATCGCGATTTTGTGATGGATCCATTCATTAAACAAAAAGATGGCGTTGATTATTACTGCTATCCATTGAGCGGTTTCGGAAGCGGAGCTACCGTATCGATTGCCGGCTCATTTGGCACCTCGACTTCTGGTGTCCAGATTGGTGACACTATTGACCTGAAGGTAACTGATGGTTCAACTAGTGTTGTCATAACAACAACAGCAACGGCGAATAATCAGTGGGCGTGGAACATTGTCTCTACTTCCATTGATACTTTCTTTGCCACTGATGCTACGCTCCCAACAATTGGTAAATTTGTTGGGCGCCCTGGTATAGCCTTTCAAATAAGGTATACCTCGATTGGTGGGACTGGGAATATCACCAGTATTACCCTGTCAAACATGACCTTGCTGCCTTATGCTGCTAGCTATAGTACGCAACAGCTCATTCTGGCCCCTATTGATTGGCCAGATCAATCTCAATACTTGAGTATTGTCACAAATTACCGTCCTGTAAGTGCATCCGCTTGGATAGCTTACGAGGGATCGGATCTAAGTAATGGTGGGCAACACACTTGTATAATGTATCGGGGTGGTCAACATCCAAATTCTATTGGTCTTTATGATTATGACGGAATTAACAGTGTTCCTACCTGTTATGAAGGACCTCTAAAACTTGGGTCATACCAGTTTTGGATGCCCGTGTCAACCAATGATACCTCCATGCGACGTCCTGTCAATTCGGGGGAGTGGACACACCCATACATGGCTATTGCTGGAATTGTTTCAACTCCAACGCAAATTAATGCCCTTCGAATTCGTTGTATTGCCAACTTCGAATTTGTATCAGACAGTCAACTTTGGTCTTATAAGTCGACTCGTCCTTCACCGGGGAAGATTCTCCATGCAACGCAAGTGCTGCATGGACACCCTACCTCGATGGAAAATCCTTTGCATTTTGGAATGATTAAGGATGTGATTAAGCGTGCGATCAGTACTGCTCAATCCTTTGGAGGCTGGATAGACTCCAATAAAGGCTGGATAATTCCTGCCGCAACGGCCATTGGTACGGCCCTGCTTTAGATGCGAAAGACCCTTGGTTCTTTCAAGTCCAGAGAGAGAAAAACAACGACGTTTGGAAGTTATTTTTTCTACCTGAACTGAGTTT